TCGTAGGCCTTTAGACTTCGCTAGAAAGAATCCTGTCGCATTCACATCAAATGTAATTCAATATACATTGATGACGGCAGGTCTGACAGCAACATCACTTGCATCACTACTAAGAAACTTAGACGATGATGATGATGAGGAAAAGAAAAGAATAAAGGATGCACTTGATTCAATATCTGAATATGAGAAGGCTAACTACCATATTATATTTACAGGAAAGAAGGACAAGGATGGAAACTATCAATACGTTAGGATTAAGAAGTTGCCACTTATATCTATACTAGGTACAGCAACCGAGCAGTATACTACAAAGTATCTATTAAACTCAAAAGGTATAGACTACGAGTACGACAGTAAGGCTGTAAAGAAATCTATGGAGCTATCGGCTCCTTTAGATCCATCGGATGGTTTTATATCTAGGAACCCATTAGGTGCGGCATGGTTAACATATACATACAACAAAGACACATTCACTGGAGAAAAGGTATTCTATGAGCCTAGAGATAGAAAGGTTAAGCCGTATGCAGAGGGATTGTATAGTGATGATGTTGCAGACATATACAAGGTTATAGCACCATACTTCAACATGTCTCCTGCAAGAACACAAGCAGCTGTTGAAAAAATGATAACAAACGAAAATACCAACCCAAGTATAGCTGTATTTTACATGATTACAAATGGCATGTTTGATACAAAGTCGGATGAGTTCAAAGAGAATGCAGAGACATATGAGAATGGTGTAGATAAATTCTTAGAGGTAGTTGGAAAGAAGCTAGTTAGATATACAAATCCTAATATATTAAAGTACAAGGAGCAGGATAGATTAGAGGATCTAGAAAAAAATATCGATACAGATGCGTACCTTACAAAGGTTAAAATAAAGAAGACTATAAACAGAGATATAAATACAGAAAAGCTTAGAAATGGTACTGATTCTGAATCCAAGAAAGAGTTAGAAAAATTAGAAGATATACTAAAAAAGTACAATATAGAAGATGAAACAGAGAGAAGATATTATGGTTCATATGCAGTGAGACTTGATCTGAAGGGTAATGAGGCATTCAAAGATATGGCAGACATAATATACGAGAGAGATCCAAAGATGATGGCCTCAAGACTTTTCTCAAGATATGGTAATAGTCTTGATAAGGAGGAGTTAAAAGAGTTAAGTGAAAACTTTAATTTAGCTAAGGCAAGCAATACAATACTTAAAAAGGGATACTACTACTACGAAAAGAATTACCTCAACAAGTCTAAGGAGCAGATAGATAAGTTTGAATCTAAATTCGGTAAGGTCAAGTAGTCTTGTTGTAGTGCTCCTCGGTATGACACCTGGAGCATAGCACGACGCACTTTGATATCTCTTTAATAAGTAGTTCTCTACCAGTAAAAAAAACACCCTCGCTGATATTAAATGATTTATCTCCGTTATGGTGATGAAACTCTAGTGCCTTCTCGGTAAAATTTTTATGAGTAGCCTTTGAGTATCCACATGACTCACAACTTAGCTTACTCTTGTAGTCCTTTAGCCAGTCTGTGTTTTTCTTTCTGTACTTTGTCTTGACCGCCATGTAGCATTTACTACACTTTCTCCTACGGTACTTGATACCGTTCTTCTGGCCTGCCGAATGATATTCAAATATATCTTTCTCTATTCCGCAGGTATTACAAATCCTTGTCTTCTCCATGTGACTTGTCTATGTCCTTGAGTATCTTTATCAGCCTATGAATGTTATACTTTAGTTCGCCTGAATCCTCATCCACGAGAGACTCGTATATGTTGTCAGTCATCTCATTGATCTCATGCATTACAGAGTTTACGTAGTTGATGTGATTCATGGCCCTAAATATATCTATTTTAAATGTCGTAACATAGTCCTGATAAATACTTTTTATTAGTGATAGAGTAATTAACATTGTACATGTTAATAACTTTTTGATCTAGGAACCTTTTTAAGAAGTCCTTGTTAACTGGGTTCAGTTCGTCATCCAGTGCCAGTGGTACCTTAGTGAAGCTCTTACTTATAGTAAGATCTCTAAGATTACGAGACCTAGCCTTGGCATTGATCTCTATATCTACACAGTAAACACCTCTAGTACATTCCATTCTCTATCCTCCTCTTTATCACCTCGATATCCCTAAATTGATTGCATGACTTCAGATCCTCGAAGATATCCCTCTTTAGATTTATACGGTGATTATATCTATTGTCAAGAGTCTGTCTGTACTCAAATATATCTGCAGCGAACAGAGGATCCTTGCTCTCCTTAAATATCTTGTAGTTCTTTATCCCGTGTATGATTGTAGCGTGGTCTCTATTAAACATCTTGCCTATCTCTTGAAGCTTGTATCCATTACTTCTAAGGAATGCATAAAGGTAAACCCTCTTGTGATTAAGCTGTCTAAGTCTTGACTTACTGGCCAGCTTATCTCTCTCTATAAACTCTAATATAGTGTCAATCATTTTTATTGTTTTTTATTAAATTTCTAATTATACCTCCTAGCTCTTGATCATTGGGAGTGTTGTCTACTAAATTTGTTAATTTTTCATAAAGGTCCTCATTTTTTTCATAATTTATGTTAAAATTACTTTCGTATGAGGCAACCTTTGGGACGCTATACACAACATCCTTGACCTGTCTCAATCTATTCAGACGTTCCGTCATATACGTGTACCTTAATCCCATGTTTGTTCAATTCTTTTATTCTATACACCTGAAGAGGTCTTGGCTTCTTACCAGGCCTCTTTACCTCGTAAAACTCTGTGTCCGAGTCTTTTGGTATCGCAACAAGGTCAGGTATCCCTGGCTTGTTTGTGACAGATAGCTTTATAACGTAGTAGCCATCCTCCTCAAGTTTCTTTATAAGTTTCGCCTGTATCTTCTGCTCGGTCATAACTTAAAACCAAATATAGAAAAACTACAAACAAAAAACAAAAAGTTTAAACATCTCTTTCACAATCATCAAAGTCTATCTTCTGCTGATCGATCAACTCTAGATCAAATGCATCTATCATCTTTCTAAGTACATTCTTCCTGTACTCAAGCTCCTTTATCTTTATATTGATACCTGCAATCTCACCCATCATCATCCGAATCTTTTTCTTGATCTCTTTCTTTCTGTCTTCCATAATCTTTTTTAAATATATTTATAGTGTAACTCTTTTTCTTCTTTACAGCCTTGTATATCTTTCCCTCTATACCTCCCTCACTGAATATCCAGAACACCTTGTTGAATGTCCTATCCATAGTCGTCATGCGATCCCTAGCCTGCCAGTAGCTTACGGCAGAGAAGTCTATGTTGTAAAAGACAAGGTACTTGGCATTCCTTAAAGATATTCCCTCACGTCCAGAAACGATCTGCAGAGCGATCGATTGATCTGTCGAATTAAATTCATCAAGATCTGTCGTCAGGCTGTCACCAAAGACAGACTGCAAGCACTTCAGCTCTTCCTTGAACTTGTAGAATATACCGATCTTCACACCCTTGAACCTGTCACGAATAAATATAGCCTTACTCTTGTCCAGGGTCATACTATTGCCAGACTCAAACTTAACTGTGCCACTGTAAAGCTGGTGTAGCTTCTGCATCAACTTTGCTGGCGTGTCACCGAGTATGACCTCCCGATCTCCCTCAACGACAAGATCCTTAGACAGCTTGTCGCATATAGAGTAGGTTCTGTCAAGCATCTTGACATGAAGTATCTCTTCATCTATGTCTGTAGAGAACCCTGCCTCTTTCTGAGTGTAAGATATCATGTAAGGTGACACTGAGGACATTATCTTTGACTCTATACCCTTAGAGTAGTCGTTGACCATGAAGCTGTTTATCTTTCTCTGAAATACATTGACATAGTCCTTTGACCATGCGTAGAAGTTTTTATAGAACTTAAACGGATTGTCTGGGTGCACATAGAACTGATGATATATCTGGCTATAGCTCTCAGGGGTTATAGTGCCAGTCATAAGTATTAGCTTTGCACCATTTATAGATAGCATCTTCCTGATCTGTCTTGTGCGTATACTTGGCTTAGGAAATGCAGACATAGTGTGCGACTCATCACACACCACAACGTCAAACATAATATCCTCAAGCTTGTGTATCGACTCGTAGTTTATTATAGTTATGTCAAAGTCAGGAGACATGGTGTCATAGTCAGACTGTATGGAAGAGATAGCCTTTTTCTTCGTAAGGAATAAAACCTTGGTGGCCCCGACAAGACTGCATACCTCAAGAGAGGTGTAGGTCTTGCCAAGGCGTACCTCCATCGCAAGGCATAGTATGTTCAACCTGTTTAATATGTCGGCACCCCTCTTAGAGATGTCGATCTGATAGTCTCTTAGTTTCATACCTTAAAAGTTTAATTTAACCTGCTCTTCCTTCTTCTTGATGAACTCGACGAACTTACCTTGAGCCTTTCTTGTGACTATAGGCTTCTCCTCGTACTTAAACTCACCATAGCTGTCAAGCCATCTGTAGAACCTGCTATGCGAAAGCTTAAACTTACCATAGGGTCCGTAGTCTGGATACTGCTCTATAAAGTTGTTGAACATCTCCATACCGAGAAAGCATCTCTCTAGCTCTGTGTACGGGTTGTCGTCGCTGTCTGACCATTCCCAGAAGTCTGAGCATGTCTCTGCTATAAACTTACGAACCTTTAAGTTCCTAAACTCACAGACCATCAGTCCGTTCTTTAGATAAAGCTGAAGGTTGTCAATCATGTAGTTGTCAAACCTAGACCACTCGGCCTCACTCCACTCGCTGAACAGCATGTGACCGAAGTCGCTCTCTGGTGTGAAGCTCTTGGTGTAGTACTGCTTGAACTCAAGGTCCCACTTACGTCTCTCGAAACTGTTACCAGCACCCTTGATCGCATAGTTTGTAGTTATGACAATCTTTGGTGAGTACTCAAACGGGATATGTATCTCATCTTTGTTCTTCTTCTCAAGCGTGATACCCTCCGTGATTACAGAGAACAGCCTCTCAAAGTCAAAGTTCTTTGCGACATCGTCAAAGACAAGGGTCTGGGTATCAACCTGAACCCTCTGGTACGGGAAAGACTTCTGGAAAGAGAAACCCTTTCCGTCTATTATAACCATCTTCTTGATGTGGCTTATTGACTTTACAAAGATACCCTTACCAGTACCGCCCTCAGGATTGTCAGATATTATTTCGTCATTCAGGATGACTGCAGGGCAGTAGCTGGCAGGTTTGTGTGAGTGTAATAGATATCCAAGTGTGGACTCCATCGATCTCGTGCTGTCGTCTCTGTTGCCAGAGATGTTCTTTATAAATAGTCTAAACTCAGACTGCTGGAAGTCTGACTTGACAAAGTCTCTGTCGATCTTTTGCTTCTCCCATACATGACCGTTAAGGTTCTTGTATGAGATAATCTCGACATCCTCTCTTGTAACCTTGACAGCACAATTCCTATAGTAAAGGTAGGCCTCATCGCTGTTGTCTACCATAAAGTTTGGCTCTATCCTAGAGACGTAGTTTAGGAATGTCTCCTGGAAGAACTTGGTGTTCAGTGCAAAGAAGTTGTATACAGACATATCGTCTATACCTAAAAGATAGTCAAGGACAAAGTCCTTTATCATGTCCTCATTGACGTCAGATATGGTGTTGTCTATAACCCTAACGAATACAAAGTTATTGCTGCCCACTGGGTAGTACTTATAGAAGCCATTGTCCTGTAGGAATATTCTGAACAGGTGAGGCACAAGGTCTATCTTTCCCTTGCTACTCTTGGTCCAAAATTCAGTCATGTCTACAGACCTAGCGACCTCATCGACATCGACGTCCTCATTGGTCTTCTTTATGACATCTATGGGCACACCGTTCTTTATATTGCTCACTATGTCTGCCGTCTTGTCTATGTCCTCATAGAACTTAGACCCGTGTGCAGACACGTTCTTGTATGCACTGTTTACAATGACAGGTATCTCTGAAGACATGTCTCCAGATGAATCGTATGAGTGCAGTGTTGACAGTGCGTCATCCTTTGACACACCAAAGTCATTCAGTGCGGATGCTAGTATGAACAGGTTATTGTTCCTCTGTCCCTGTATCATTCCATAGCTCTTGTTCCACCATAGAGATAGCCTGCGGATAATCTCGTTAGAGTCTGAGATCTTTATCATGGCCTTGCTCTTGGTCTTTATCTCAACATCCTTCTCCATCTCCTCCCATACCGACGATAGCTCATTGATAAATATATCTGGATCATAGCTCTCGTAACATACCCTTGATATGTTCTTGCACGATGTGTCAAACTCATCGCACGCATAGTACTTCTCAAGTGCCTTGAAATACTTCTTGTGATTCTTGGCATCCTTTGGAACTCTAACGAGAACCTTCATCCCATCACCAGATGGCGATGTAAATAGGGAGTATGTAAACTCGTCAGCTATCAGCTCCATACGCTTTGAGTACAGGTGCTGCTCGTCCCTGAACCCATCGAAGTCCAGGCACATGATACCACTGTGCTCAAGTATAGCACTGTCAAGTCTCTTAGAAAAGGTTCCAGAGAAGCAGATAGCAGGCAACATTTTCTTTATCTTGTTCCTGCTATCCTTATCCCCCTCTTTCCTGGCCTGGTCTATTATGTCCTTGGACGCACCGTCCTTGATCCTATCCAATGCTCTAGATATATCAATGTGGTACGGCTTGTCCGTGTCGTTTATTGTCTTAAAGTAAGTAATCATGTGATGAAATTTTTTTGGTCAAAAAATAGCACCGACTCACCATACGATCGGTGCATTGAGTTTTTACTGAGTATGGTCAGCTAACCAACAGAACCCATTAACTGCCTTTTCAATCATGAAAACATAATGTTAGAATGGCATCTCGTCAGCATTAGACTGCTGTACTGGAGCTTGCTCCTTTACATCGATCCTCCATGCCTCAAGCGTGTTGAAGTATTTGAGCTCGCCCTGTGGTGATTTCCACTCTCGACCTTTTACATTGAATGCAACCTCTACCTCCTGGCCTTCGCCAACATTGTCAAGTAGGGATACCTTGTCCTGAACACACTGAAAGCTAATCTTCTGAGGATACTTGTCCTGCATGTCGTTAACCACAAATGTTCTTTTTTGAAACTTGTCACTTACGTGCTCTGTGTCGAAGATAACCTCAACGACACCTGTCATTTTAAATTGATTACTCATTTTATTTGTTTTTGGATTTTAAAAAATTTACATATTCATCTGCATACCTCTCGGCAGCATCTAGACGTCTGTCTATCTTCTTGATATCATCGTCAGTCAGCTCCACCTTTACGATAGTAGCTCTGAGGTTGTCAGCCAGGTTGTCCATATAGTGTAGGCTGTCGTCCTCTGTCTCTGGGATCAATTCCTCAGGAGTGTTTACAAGCATGTAGGCTACCTCTCCATCTCTCCATTCCTCTCCAGTCTTCTTGGTCAGCATGTATAGGTATATCTTTACCTGCCACTCATAGACCGCCTTCTTTGGTGGCCTCTTTGGGAAGGTCTTCTTTGACCAGCTCGACTTGATGTCGATAACCTTACGTCTTTCACAATCAACGATGTCTGGGTGACCTGACATGCATCCATAGGTAAGACTATGGTGCTCATCAAACTCCATCAGCTTGTTGTAGTTGGTGAAGAATATCCTGTTGTAGAGCTCTATAGACTCGTCCTCCATGTCAGTACCCTTAGTCATCTCTCTGAGCTCCAGGAATGTCTTGTACTGATACATCGACTCATCTATAGCCTCCTCTATGAGTGTCTTAGCACCCTCAGGTAGCTCGATCGGGGCGTCACGCTTTGCGATAAGCTCGTCACGTTGCTGTGCCTGTCTGTCTGTCAGTGATATCTTCATTCGGAGGAGATCGAGTGTCTCCTCCTGCTTCTCTGTAAGTCCGTCACGCCCAGTGAATAGGGCGGAACACTTACTTGCTCTTAACTTCAGCATCCTTCAATTCTTTTAGTTGGTTATCATTAATCTCGTACATGGCGGATATCTTGCTGATGGTAGTTCTACCAGACTCAAGTGCCTGCTTGGCCTTGTCCAGCATCTCATCAGTAAGCTTCTGCTTGGTCTTCTTTGGCAGTGGTCTCGTAGAGAACCTTAGTGCCTCGACAAGTCCGTGTGGTGACTTGACCTTCTCTACATTCAGTAC